CTATTTCAATGGAGATCGAACGTAAAGTAGAAATTCAACCAGACACTGAATCAATGCAAAAGATAAGTCTTTTCGAAAGTATGGATGAACGTGCTAAACGAATTAGACTTGGATTTAATGAAGATTTTGATGAAATAAGCGAATTCCTATCCACCGATTATATCATGGTCGGTGGTAGACGTGGTGCTGGTAAGTCCATTCTATGTAATAATGTTACCAGAAATGTGACTAAGCAGGGTAAAGACGCTCTTTATTTCTCCATCGAAATGATGCCTAGAGAGGTGTTGCAACGAGATGTTGCGATTGCTACTCAGATTCCCTTTTCTAAGATCAGGAATAAAGAACTTAGTCAGATCGAATGGGAACAATTGGCCACATATTGGGCTAGTCGTTATGAAAATGGAGCAGAACATCTTGCCGTTTATCTTAAAGAACATAGAGACTTCGATAGGTTCCATAAAACATTATGTAAAGAACTTCTAACTGGTCCTCAAGTAGATATTATCTACGACCCAGTACTAAATCTAGGACGTATTAGATCAGAAATAGATAAGAGAATAGCCCTTGGCAAAAAGATCGGTATCGTAGCAGTAGACTATATCAACAAAGTCAGAAAAACTGCAACATCTACTGATAATTTTGATTGGAAACAACAGATTGATATTTCTACGGAATTGAAATCTATGGCTCAGATTTACGGCATTCCTTTCTTCTCGCCCTATCAAGTAGATGCTACCGGCGAAGCTCGCTTTGCTAAAGGTATTCTGGATGCTGCCGATGCTGCGTTCGTAATGACGCCCCACGATAACTGTGTAACATTTGATGTTACAAAAATGCGAGCGGCTACAGATGATGCTACCTTTACGTCAGAAATGAATTGGTCTACAGTGACCGTAGGTCCTAGAAGTGTTGATCCTCCTCAGAAGGAAGAAACCAACGATAAGCTTAAAGGGCGTAAGAAGGGCGATAAGATAGTAAATCCTGATGTTTATGATGAGAGCCCGTTCTAATGACACCACTAGAAATTCTAAATAAACATAAAATACCATTTTCTCCTAAAGGGCGAGATTATGTTATTAGGTGTCTGAGCCCTAATCATGAAGATAAAAATCCTAGTTTACGAATTGATAGTACTACTGGGATTTTTAACTGCTTGTCTTGTGGATTTAGAGGTAATTTATTTAATCACTTTAACTATCAAGTAAGCTTTTTAGAAACAAAAAGACGTCAGATTAAAAACTTAATCAGTGAAAAACTTGCTGATAATATTGGATTGGATATACCAGAAAATGCTGTATTTTATGACGATTCATGGAGAAATATCAGTCCAGAAACTTATAGGGCTTTTGACGCTTTTCAACATAATGACAAGCATTTTATTGGTAGATTAGTTTTTCCAGTACGCGGCATATCTGGTAAGATTGTTGGATTTATAGGTCGACACATGACTATGAACCATACTCCGAAGTATCTAATGCATCCAACAGGCGCTAAATTTCCACTGTTTCCGCCTAAACCAGAAATATATAACGGCAGAATTATTCTAGTAGAAGGTATATTCGATATGCTTAATCTCTACGATAAGGGATTAAAAAACGTCGTTTGTTCTTTCGGAACCGCAAAATTAATAGGTAAAGAAGCCACAGACAAACTTAATCTTTATAAACTCCAAGGAGTTATTGGTGTGGACATTTTCTTTGATGGAGATAAGGCAGGACAAGAAGCTGCTGCTCAAGTCAGAGAACTGTGTGAGCGTAACGAGTTAGATGTTCGTAACGTGTCTATGCCAGGAAAAGACCCAGGTGAATTGACAGCCTCTCAAGTGATCAAATTAAAGGAGACATTATATGGTTAAAGTCGCGTTAGTCGAGACCAAGCCCAGCAAGACTAAATTTGAACAGCATTTCGACCAGGAGTTTGAGTTTGATAGATTCGCTCTTTGTTCGGACCCCTATATCAAAAAAGTGCTAAAAAGCAATGTAGATATAGAGTTTAATCCAGACGATTATGATTGGGTTATTCTGGTAGGTGCAGACGCTTTCAAATATTATACAAAGAATTCGTCGATTAGTGATTACAGCGGAAAGATTGTAAATGACAAATTTATTCCTATCATTAATCCGGCCATGCTTGCTTTCAAGCCCGAAGCTGAGAAACTATGGAATGACTCCAAACAGTCTCTAATTGGCTATATTACTGGCAGTATTAAAGTTGCCAAATACAATACTTCTAGATTTATTGGTATTCAGGATACTGCCGAGGCTCTAGCCTATGTGCAGGCTGCTATCGACAGTCCTAATCCTTTTGTAGCCATCGACTCGGAAACTACAGGACTATATCCTAGAAATGGCTACGTCCTAGGTGTATCTCTTTGTTATGAACGTGATCGCGGTGCATATATCGACACTGAGTGCTTCACTGAAGAGCTAGAAGCCAAGTTCCAAGAGCTGTTTAATAAGAAGATTGTAGTATTTCATAATGCTAAGTTCGACTTAAGCTTTTTCTCGTATCACTTTGGCTGGGAATTTCCTAGATATGAAGACACGATGCTGCTTCACTATCTTCTAGATGAAAATCCAGGCACTCACGGCCTAAAGCAATTAGCTCTTAAACATACTGATTATGGTGACTACGAACAACCGCTACAGGAATTCATTAGCGAATATCGCAAAAAGCACGGCATTCTGAAAGACGATTTCACCTGGGATGTAATTCCATTTGATATCATGAAAACCTACGCCGCTATCGACTCAGTAGTTACTTTCCTTATTTATTGCAAGTTTAGGCCCGCTATTAATAAGAATGCTAAGCTTCGTGGCGTGTATGAGACTATCCTTATACCTGCATGTAGCGCGCTTATTATTATGCAAGATAATGGCGTTCCGTTCGACAAAGGTCGTCTTAATAAAGCTCAGAAGATGATGCAATCAGATATTGATGCATCTATTGAAAAGCTTTACAAGCATGACGTAATTAAAGCCTTTGAAGAAGCTCAAGGAAAACCATTTAATCCTGGTTCAACTCAACAGCTTCGTAAGCTTCTATTTGACCATGTTGGATTAAAGCCTACAGGCAAGAAGACAGGCACTCAAGCTGATTCAACTGATAAAGAGGTACTATCTGAACTAGCATTACAGCACGAAATTCCTGGATTAATTCTAGAAATTCGACAGTCGTCTAAGATTAAGAATACTTACCTAGATAAGATTATTCCGTCTCTAGACAGAGATAGTCGTCTTCGTACTAACTTCAATCTGCATGGAACAACTTCTGGTAGACTTTCGTCATCAGGCAAGTTAAACATGCAACAGTTGCCCAGAGATAATCCTGCAGTTAAGGGGAGTATTAAAGCACGTCCTGGATATAAAATCGTATCTATGGACTTGACCACTGCTGAGGTTTATGTTGCAGCAGTTCTGTCCAAGGATAAAGACCTTATGCAGATCTTTAAAGATGGTGGCGACTTCCACTCCGCAGTAGCTAAGCAAGTGTTTAAACTTACTTGTGATGTTCAGGACGTTAAAAAGCTTTTCCCACTTTTAAGACAGGCTGCTAAAGCTATTACATTCGGCATCATGTACGGTGCTGGTCCTCGTAAAATCGCTGAGCAGGTTACAAAGAGTGCTAGAGAGGATGATCCTTATGCAGCTGAGTTTACTCAACAAGAAGCTGCCGACGCTATTAAGGCGTATTTCGCACGCTTCAAAGGCCTAGCTAAGTGGATTGAAACAGGGCAAAAGACAATTGCTACCGAAGGCTTTATCTATAGTCATTTCGGCCGCAAACGTCGTCTACCTAATGCCTTTTCTACTGATCGTGGCATTTCTGGGCACACTATTCGTTCTGGTATTAACTTCTTAGTTCAGTCCCCCGCCTCTGATATTAACCTATTAGCTTCTATTGATATTATTAATTTCATAAAGAAGCACAACATGGGTGCTCGCGTATTCGCGTTGGTCCACGACTCTATTCTAGCTGAAGTCCCTGAACAAGAGGTGGACGCTTACTGTGAACAACTTCGTAAGTTTGTTCAGATGGATAGAGGAATTATGATTCCTGGAACCCCTATCGGATGTGATTTCGAAATTGCGGACGACTATAGTATGGGCGAAAAAGATGGGCTAACTAAATATCAACATTATGAAATTAAATGGGATGCAAAACATGAGGTTAAATAACCTGCAAATTGATACCTGGAACTGGTGCAAAGCTTGTTTCGGAGCAGATATCTCTCTAGATATTAAAGAACGTAATCATAGATTTTGCGAAGAATCATTAGAATTAGTACAGTCTTTGGATATGTCTAAAGAAGAAGTGTTAATGTTAGTAGATTACGTATTTGATAGAGATGTGGGAGTGCCAGAACAAGAAATAGGCGGGGTATTAATTACCCTGGCCGCCTTGGCTAATGCTCACGATATTAATCTTGCAAATTGCGCTGAGAAAGGCATCGCGCAGAATTGGGAACGAATTCATAAAATTCGTGAGAAGCAAAAGACTAAACCTAGAAATAGTCCTCTAC